CCGAGCGCCTGAAAAAACATCGTCTACACCAGCATCCTCCGTTACAGCCTTTTTCACTGCTCCGCGCAAAGCACTGAGAGCCGCGTTTGTGGCCGGTTCGTTGGATGCGTTCGCGTTAATGACCTTCAGCAGCTTGTCGGCTTCCTCCACCGTGAAAATCTTGCGCTGTGTCATATCGTCAGTGCCGATGCCGTACCGCGCAAAGTTGGAGCGGACAGCAGAAGGAACACGGTCGCCAAAAGTGTTTAGCACTTCCGCGAAATCTTGCGCCAGCCCCTGCATAGGCACTTCGGCATCCTTTCCGGCAGATTCCCGAGCCGCCTGATAGGCAGAGCGCACGCCTTTGGATAGCTTGTCGTCATAAGCTCGCAAGGCATCGACTAGGGCTTGTCCGGTCTGCTGTTCTTCTCCAGCGCCTGCAGCGAACGCCCCCATCTTCTGCCGCACTGCCGCCGCCTGTCCTGCAAACCGTTCGGTAAGCGGGTCACCGACTCCAGGCACTTGGGATAGATTCTTTTCGGTGGCGAACTGCAGAGGCTTGCGCGTAACCTGCCCTAGCGTGTACTCCATGCCCTCGCGTTGGAAATCGGCAATCCGCGCTGCCACTGCCGGGTCTTTGCCTGCGTACTTTTTAGCAGCATCAATCACTTGCTGTTGGAGTGCTGCGCGTTCCGTCTGCGCCATGCGATCCCAATCCAGCCCCGACGCCCTGGCGAACTCTTCCGTTGTCCGAGACAGTTCAACCATGCGCGGGCCTGCGCGTTGCGCCAGTTTGGCCGCGACAAACTCTCCAATCTTCCCGAGGACAGGCGTCGCCACGCCGCCCGTGACGCCGCCAAGAGCCATCTGCCCGCGCTTCGTTGCCGCAAAGTCCGGGTTTTCCTCTGTGTTGACCGGGGTGAGTGCGCCGCCTAGTGCGCCCGTTGCAACGCCGCCGAAAATGCGCTGCCCGGTTGTAGCCATCGCTGGAAGTTTGGATGCAATAGCAAGGTTTGCAGGGCTGACCACGTTGCCGGTAAACCGCGCCAAGTCCATACCCTCGCCGCCCGTTGCTTTTCGGGCTTGCTCGTACTCGCGCTCGTTTTGAGACACGCCGACATCCACCCGCCTCGCTTCAGAGCCGAAGAAATCAGAAACAGGGTTAGGAACCATTCCACCGGCAGAAGTCAGAAACTCCAGCCCACGGGGCAGCAATTGCGCCCCTGCGTCGATAGGGTCGCGCATGCCCTGCAGCACCCGCATAGGTGCGCTTGCCTGAATCTTCTGGCGCAACGTGGCAGGAGGAGCTGCCTGCTCCATCTCAAAGCGACGGCGAAACTCGAACTCTTCTTCTTCGCTCATTTGCCCCCCTGCCGCTTGAGGTATTCCTGATAGCGCTTTTCTTTGCCGGGGTCAGCGAACGGCTGGCCGCGAGAGTTTGTCGCAGGCATGGCAGGAGTGACAACCGGGTTTTTGGCGTAGAAGTCGGCCAACACATCGAAGAAGTTGTCATCGATGGTGCCGTTGTTCTTTTGCGCATATTCGCGCTGGAACTTAGCCGCCATCTGATCCCGCGCCACCGCTGCCCGCAAAGTCTTGATAATTTCCGTGCGACCTTCCGCCGTCTTGGAAAGACTTGGAACCTGCTTCAGGAAATTGTCAAAGTCCTTATCCGTCATCGGCCCGGTTCCAGGCTGGCGCAGGGTCGCCGCCATCTCGCGGGCAAGGGCTTCTGCCGCTTGTTTGTTGCCCAACTTCGGATCAATCTTGACGCCGAGCGAATTGGCAAAGGATGCGATTTCAGCCATTGCCGGGGCCGCAGCGCCGCCATCAACACCCGCCAACAGTTGTTCCATGCGATCCAACCGCGCAAGTTTTGCCGGGGCATCGTAGCCAGCCTGATTGATGGTTGCACGCATCTCTCCGAGGCTCTTCCCGTAAACTTGCGATTGCGCCGACTCTTGCGTGTTGTAGCTTCGTGCATCAACCGTGGTCGCGCCAGCCTTTGCAATGCCCGCCTTCGCGCCCGCAAGCTGCTGGTTGACGATGAACTTGCCGGGGTTTGCAGGATCAGGGATCAGCAAGTCGGTCGCCATGTTGGCAGGGCCTGCAGTCTTGGGAATTGGTGCAACGCCTTGCGGTGTCTCGCCATATTCGTTCGTTGGAACTAGTGCGCCGCCTGTGTTCTGGAAACTGACCTTTGCGCGGCCAAAGTTAGGCGACTCATAGAACGACTTGACCACTTCTGGCGGGACACCGGCAGCGATAGCCGCTTGCGGGTTGCCCTGCGTCTGCTGGAGGATGCCAAGCATGCGCTGCTGTTCTTGTGCTTTCAGTGCGCGTTGACGCTCCGCATCTTCCAATGCCAGCGCTCGCTTGCGCTCCTCGTCTGCCAGCAGTTGCGCCCGTTGCTGCTGCGCCTGCGCCGTCGAGACTTGCCCCTGCATGCCCATCTTCTGGAACTCTGGAAATTGGCTTGCAGACAGCCGCCCGAAAGCCGCCATCGGGTCGCCCGGCGTTGCCGCCTGTTCCGGAATCGATGCGCGGCCAAACTCCTCCAGCCCCTGCGTTCCGGGGTTGTAGGGAGTGCCTGCCATGTCCTTGGAAAACCCGGCGAGCAGTTCGGCCATTGCCTGCTGACGCTTGGCCTGCAAGTCCGTCATGGCCTGCTGCGTCTGCTGTTCGCCACGCATGCCGCCCACGCCACGAAGCCCCGCAGCGAGATATTCCAGCGCGTTAGGGGCAACGTACACCCGCCCCGCCATGCGGCCCTGTGGGGCCTGCGTTTGTGCCTGCGCTTGATAGCGGCGCAGTTGGTCGGCCAGGATTTGCTGTTGTTGGTCGTAGGCGCTCATTTCTTAGCCCCCATGCCAAACAAACCGCCCGCCCACGGGCTGCCCAAACCCGCCATTCCAAGCCCGAAAAGTCCATTCATCAAGCCGCCAGACTGCGCTTGCTCCGCGTTGTAAGCGTCCATCTGCGAGCCGTAGTCAGCCTGTGCCGCGCCAAGCATGTTCGGGCCTGCAGTGGTCTGCTGTTGCGCGAACTGCTGGAACTGCGGGTTCTGCACCTGTGCGCCGGTACGCAATGCGTTGATGAGGTTCAGCGGCCTGTCTTGCAGATACGCTTGTTCTTGCAAAGCCGCGCCCCGATTCGCTTGATCCAAGCTAATGCCCTGCAATGCCGCTTGCATCATCGCGTCGTTGCGGTTTTGGCCGAACTGGTTCATCTCGCGGCCATAAGCCTCAGAGCCAAGCGCAATGCCCTGATTGGCAAGCCTAGTGCGCAACTGCTCTTCTTGCTGTGCAAAACGAGGATCAAGCCGCGACATGATGGCGTCTTGTGCTGTCTGCCCGACGTTGATGGCTCGCTGTGGCAGTTGGCTTACGTCAAGGCTCGGGTTTTCCAGCGTTCCCCGCGCTTTGTCTAGCCCGGTCTGCGCGATCTGCGCGTAGTCGTTAGACAGCGCAATCTGCCGGTTTACCGTGTCCTGCGCTTCAGGTGACAGCGTTTGCGTCTGAGTCCAGCGGTCGGGGTCTGCCTCGTCTACGGTGTAATCAATCCGGCCATATGGGTTAACCTGCGTCATACGGTTCGCTTTGGTGGCGAACCGTGCGGCCTCGAGATTTCCCGCGGCGGTTTCCTTTGCTGCGCTGGCGTAGTCCGGGGCTGGAGGAGGGGAGCTTTTCCCGTAAAGACGCATCCGGCCAGCTTCGGGGCGAAACGCCTCCAGGCTGTACTCGTGGATGTCTAGCAAGTGATTACGCATACCTACCCCCTAAGAATCGACACTCATCCTTGAACATTGCGAACAGGAGAAGATCGCCAGAGGGGGTTGCCCCAATTAGGCACGCTTCCATTGTAAATCCCATTCGCGTAACCAGTGCAATACATCTCACATTTGTACTGCACACCGGCACCGTTATTCGCCGCGCTTTCAGTTGGATGAAGGGGTAATGAAAGATCACCCCCAAGAACCGACGAGTCGCCCAATTGCCCTCACCGGCTATATGGCAAACAACCTGCGACCCGTTCCAATCCTCGTACAGCACCCCCGCCACTAGCTCGCCGTCTTGCAGCTTGCCGATAGCAGTTCCTCGTCCCTTCATCCACGTACCGCCCGCCCTCTGACACACCCACGGGCCTACCCGTTCAGCGTCCAGGCACAGCACTACAGCAAGCCCCCAAGCTGGTACACCACATCGCAGTTCGTGTACCTGACCTCTGCGCCGTTGTTCTGCCCCTTCAGCCTGATGGCCGCAGCATTGCAAACGCTACCGACAGTACTCCACGACACCGAGGGATTCAGACCCCCGCCCCACACCATAGACCCCCAAACCATAGAACCCCACACCATCCCGGTTGGCGTTGATGTCGTCAGTACGCCCGATGGCTCGCTCAGAGAAAAATCTGCGTTCAGTGCATACAGGACGGACGGCGAGCCGCTTGCCTGAAGATACGGACGAATCATCGTGAAATACTTGTTACTCGACTTCGCCCCGTAGTATGAGAAAGCCCCGCACACATCAAATTGAATCGGCATAGTCCCATCAAGGTTGCCCGTCCACGCCTTGCGGACTTTGCCCGACATGCCGTAATACAGGCCTGACGCAGCAGTGAGCCAGCAAGTAGCGTCGAACCCGGTGAACTTCGCCCACGCTCCAGTAATCGTGTTTTGTGCGTACTGAAACTTGGTCATGCCCGGTACGTTCAGCAGCAGCATGTTTGCGTCGGAGTACAGGCACAACTGCCACCCATACGTCGATGCGTAGTTGTTCGCCGCCTCGCTTATGCTGTTTTGGATTTTGTCTGTCAGCGCAACACGCCGATCTACCGACGCAGACAGCAATCCTCGCCCGAGAGGAAACACGCCTTCCATGCAGTTAATCGCCAAGTCGCCGCCAAACTTGATGCCGCAACGCCTGCCGATAGGTCTGCCAAGCACGGACACCCCCACAATCTGCCAATCAGCCGCAGTTGATGGATCGGTGCCGCGATATACCGCAACCTCGCCGTTTGTGGACAGAATGACAAAATGGTCATCTGCCCCGTTGCCTGCGTCAATCGTCCATGTATAGCAAGCCATGATCGACCCACCAAGCCGGAAGATAGAGCCTAGATCAAGCTCTGCCGCATTCCCGCCCACGCTGTTAACCGGCAGATACCACACAGACATCGAATCGCGCTCTACAAAAAACAGGCGATTCTTGAACAAGCAGACATGAACTAGAAGCGTGGTCGTTATATGATTTATGTGCGGCGTCGACAAATCATCGACGGCTACCCACGTAGCGCCGTTCCACAGTCTAGGCTTGTCAGCGCCGTTTACAAGGTAGATAAACGATCCACCTGGCGTGGTGATTTGCGCATGCTGCCACCGAGCGTTAGTCAGCCCCGTCTGTACCGCAGCACCCACAGCGCCGGGAGATGTGACGTTGTAGATCGCCGTTCCAGCCGCTGCAAACAGAGTAGAAGCCCCCGAGGTAGGCAGGTACTCTACGAGAGTCTCCACGGTGCCTGTAATGCCCGTTACGTGATCCTGCGAGCCTTTGCGGACCCCGAGATACGACGGATATGGCCACCAGTTTTCCAGCACCACAGCGTCTGTCATCGGCATGTCGGCAATTGAGTCGCGGTCATTCAGACCGCCAACAGGTGCCGGTAGCGATGTGGTCTTAGTTCTCATCCCGGAAAATCCCCATCGGGCAGGTTGTTTGTCGTCAGCAGGAAAGTCTCGCGCCGCCTAGACAAGTACAGCGCAGGCTTTGTTCCGTCCCGCCCTTTTGCTTGCTCGATGGCAATGCGGTATTTCTGCTCGTCTTTCTGGTAATCCAAGCCCTTCAATTGCTTCCACTTCCACAGAACGGACAGCTCAAGAATGCGCGAATCCAGCACAAAAACATCGGTGTCCGCATTCCATCTGCAATAGCTGGTCGTGCCTGCTGCGTTCTGGCAAAAGTCCTTGCTTATCCACTCAAAATGGCAATTATTGCCAGCGTCTGCCGGAGGATAGAACAGCAGTTCATTGCCCCGGATGCGGTATTCT